AGTAACATTACGTTCATCGATGGTGTCATGTTCGTGAATTGAAGTATTACGTTGAATTCGCACCATACTTTGCCGGTCTTTAGTATATCGAACTTTGTAATGCTCATCTTTTTATAGAAGCAGTCATACTCTTCGTAAATACTCGGAATATAAAGTATATGGTTCCCAGGCTTCAAAAGCTGACAGAAAAATGCATCATACCTTGCCCAAAATTCTGTAATTGAATTTGCATATATAAGGAGCTTGAGCTGCGCTTGTTTTGCTTTGTATTTAACCTGTTCCTGGTCATATATTATCCCATTTCGCGATGGGTCATCATACTTTATATTTTCTCGGACCTGCGGTGATTTCATAACGTCTTCTTCTGTTCCCTGTAATATGTATATTCCGAAACGCGAGAAGTCTATTTTGTCCAGCATGTATTCTTTCTGCTTAAACCCTGCTGGTGCTGTAGCCATTGGCATCCCTGTAGGAATGGACGAGTTATCATCTATAAATGTAAGCGACATCTTCCCGATTTTAATCTTCTTGTTAAGCTGGTTGTTGCTTACCAAGCGGAGCCTGTATGTCCGTCCGATGTCTCGGAATTCAAATTGATGATAGGCCTTATTACTTAGTACTTCGAAGAAGTCGCCAGCTGCAAATATATTCATGACGTAAAATGGAAGCGTCAAAGTGTGTGCGTCCAGCACTGGATTAGTCAAATCATATTCCTCTCCATCATACTCATCCCATTCCGTGCTGTCTATCTTCTTGAAACCCGGCATGGCGATCAAGTCCTTAAATCCGTAGTGCTCAATAAAGATTCCGTATTCTGTAAACGCGTCCTGTCCGTCTATGAATAATTTTCCTTCCATTATAAAACCCTCCCGTGTTCAATCTCTGTATGTGAAATCCAAGACTTCGCGTCAGCTGCCGTTTTTACGACGCTATATCCTCCAGCAATTATCGTGGCTTTTGCTCCGTGAAGACAAACGATGCGATTTAAGGCTGTCTGCTGTGTTTTTATGTCTGCAGATGTATTACCTATCAAGAAAGCATTTATAGGGTCACAGAGCGAAATTCTGCCACAATTAACATATATTCCTCTCTTCTTTAACGTGTCCGGTTCTGTCTGTTTAAATTGTTCGAAGACTTCCATGCTGGGGAATCCTGCGCGCGTACAGAATTCCATCCCTTGTGCCGTGAACATGAGGTCTATCATTCCATTTAAGTCTTCCGTCCCTTTAAACATGGTACAGGCTGCATACTTGCTTGCGGCCTGCGTCTTCCCTTGTTCCTCGCATTTTATCTGCTCATGGAGTTTCGCTTTTTCCCACTCCTGCTGTATCTCTTTAGTCGTTTTCATATTATTTGACTTTTAATCCTCTGTTCTGTATATCTTCAAGCGTTGACTTGATTGTTGTCAGTTCTCTGTTCGTCTTCTGCAGCCTTTCATTCATCTCTCCGGTGTTGTCTTCGATGCCGGTCAGTCGTTGAAGCATTGCGTTGGCTGTTGCATTTAGCTCATTTACACCCTGCATGATGCTGTATGTATGACTTTGAATTTGCGTGAGTCTTGCGTTGTTTTCATCGACCGAGTCCTGGCTTGCTGTTGCAATACCTTTTTTCGTTCCTGTTCGCAGCTCGTCTTCTTCCGGCTGTAGATATTTTTTAAGACTATCGGGTAAAGCATCCCATATCTGTTTCCAGTCATTCCCTACCTGCATGAGGTCGTGGTTGAATCCCTCCATGGTATTAAGCACTGCCTGCATGCCTCTGAAATTCCCGGTGCTGTCGAACCATGCGCTTTTATACTTGTCAAAAATCGAACTGATGCGCTGCTCGATATTCTTCTGTATAAGCATTCTCTTGATTACATCAGCTACAATATCTTTCGCTTTATCTGCCCATCCTTGCAATGCATCTTCTCCATTTGCGGCTGCATCAAAAAAGGCTTCAGATAACTGACCGGCTATGTCGGTCGCTGAACCTCCGATGATGTCCTCCATCATGGTTGCGATAATTTGGCTCATCTCGTAACCAATCTCTTGAATTTGGCGTTTCCAGTCTTCTATCTTTCCATGGTCTGTATGCTTCTTATCATCTTCAGCTCTAATCTGTTGTTGTATAAGGAGCTGTTGTTCTGCCAGGTTCTTCAGCTGTTCTCTCGCATTATCGTATCTTTCTGCACCGATAATTTTTGTGCTGCTGTAATCGAGCTTGGCATAGACGTCTGCCAGGTGTTCAACGCTCAATGTTAAGGCTTCATTCCTGCGGCTGATTCTGTCCATCGCATATTCCCATATATTATGGACCTTAGCTGTTGCGGCATGTAGTCTGTTAACCTCTGCTGTGCACTGAGCAACCACTTCATTCATCTTTTGGATGATACTGAAATTCTTTTCCTGGAAAAGAAGGACATCTCTGTTACTCATTTCCCATTTAAGCTGGTCGATGCGGCTTTGGAGTCTGTCGATTTCTTCCTGTAGTTCGTCGTCGTTATTGAACATGCCGGCTATGGCTGTAGCTACTTGTAAGGCTGCTGATATAACCGTAAGAATTACGGATGCTTTCTCGACTGTCTTTATCGAGTTTGAAGCTGCCGTGGCTGCTCCTTGTACACCATTTGCTGCGGCATTACTGGTGTCTGCAATTGTCGTTGCTATACTCTTGCCAGTATCGGAAAGCGCACCGATGACGTCCTGCGTCGCTTCAAATATAGTATCTACTAAATCGAGAGCTTTGCTCATGCTGTTGGCAAGGTCTGAATTGAATATAGCAGCTAAATTTGTTGCATCTCTTCCTACAGATGACAGGATCTGTTTAATCCCTCCCAGCGCGCTCTCAAAGTTTTTATAAGCCTTTGTTAGCTTGTTGCGGCTATTTATGCAGGCTTGTTCAGCATTGTTGCTCCTGTTCTCTGCGTTGGCTAGTCCTTGCTGGGCTTGTCTTACTCGATTAATACAATTCTTATACTTTTCGCTCTGTTCCGTCAAATATCCGGAAGCAATTAGATTTTCCAGCATGGCTCTCTCAGCTATGGCGGAGTTATATTCGTCCAATGCTTCCTTGTATTGTGTTTGTGCAGACGCCATTTCCTGTATTGCTAAGACCGCTTCTTCCTTTGCATCGCTAATATCCAGGAGTGATCGGTGCAAGGCTGCAAATGGGTTTCTGCTCGCGATTTCTTGTTCGATATTCTTGATGGCTTCCTGCAAGTCCTTTATCTCGGTCACGTCCGTTGTTCCAGCTAATTTGTTCTTCAATTGCTGGAGTGTATGCTGCAGGGACCAGGTCGCTTGTTCGCCAATATTGCCAAATACTGCCTCCCAATTTATTTGCTCTTTAAATCTGTTGAGGTCAAATTTTGCAAGTGCTGCCTCGTATTGTTTGCGCGCTTCATCCTGGTATTGCGCAGGAAGGGATGCAATGCGTTTCTCGTTCTCGATTGTCATTGCTTCTCTTTTTGCGTAATAGTTCCCATACATCTGCAAATAGTAATCATAGACCTGGGCTTGCTCAGCCTTATCTATCATGCCGGATAATTCCTTGTATTGTGTCTCGGTTACATCTCCGGATTCTTTCTTCTTGTTAAGTGCCTTGCGCTGCTCGTCATAGGTCTTGTTAATAGCTGCAATTTTACGTTCTTCTTCCGATAAGAATATATCCCCAAGTGTTGTATATAATTCGGCGATTTGCTCTGCGTTGTTCTTCTCCAGTTCCAGCTTTTCTTCGGCTGCTTCCTTCTCTGCGTTGATTCTCCTTTTATCAAACATGGCGGCTTCCTCATCGGTCATCTTGCCTCCTGTCTTTTCGTATTTCTCGCGCATCTCTTTTTGTTCCTTGTCGATAGCTGCGAGAGTTTGCTTTTTCCCCTGTTCTATCTGCTCAAGACGTTTCTGCAGGCCGTTCTTCAACGCTTTCACCTCGCTCTCGGAAGTTGAAAGCGCGAGGTTGATTCGTTCCTGGCTTAACTCTTCAAGAAGTTTTTTACGCTCGTTTTCTCCCTTGACTTGTTTTTCGGACGAATACTTATCAATGTTTTTCTGTGCTTCTGAAATTTGTTTCGTGAGCACTTTCCATTCGTCGCTGTTCTCCTTTTCTACACCTAACGCATCGCGTGCGTCCTTGGCTTCTTTCTTCTTTTCTTCCCAGTACGATTTATTTTTTACTTCTATTTTATTACGGAGTTTATCTTCCTTTTCAAGGACGGAGATACGTTCTTCCAGCTCTTCTTCGCTGATGACTGCCTTAAATGTGCCGACACCGACGGAAAGGGTTATCTTTGCATTGTTCTTCCTTGCCTGTTTGAGTCTCTTCATCTCATCCAGTTCCATCTTAATCTGTGCGTCTGTACGTTTCTTAAGGTCTGTCTGCCATTGCGTGAGATTGTCTGCATGTACATCGGCTGCTGCCAGCGCTCTCTCTTGATTCAGCTCATTAAGTCTGAATTCGTTCGCTCTGACCCAGTTATATCTTTCCTGGTTCTTCTTGTTTTCTGCAAGCTCAGCTCTTACCCTGGCAATTTCTGCATCTATCTCCTCCAGGTTTCTCTTGTTGTTTTCTACGCGGTTCTTGTCTCGTTCCTCGTTGTATTCTTTCCAAAGCGCTATAAGGTCTTTAACATGTCCTTTTTCATCGATGTACTTTTGGAACAAAGCCGGGTATTCTCTTTGTAGTTCCTGCAATGCTTTTGTGCGCTCATATGTCGAGGTGTATTCATTCTGTAAGGTCTCGATTAATTTTTCAAGTGCTTCTTTTCTCCTCTCATCGGCATCAGCTGCAGCCTGCTTTGCTTCGTTATATTTCCTCGTCACTCTCTCTGCTGCTGTCTCTGCTGTAGCGGCTTTATAAACCGCTACTCCAAGACCTACAATGGCGGCTGTTAAAAGGACGTATGGATTTGCCAGCGTTGCGGCTGCAGTAGCCTTCAATGCCTTAGCAAGTCCGGCTTGTGCGTAAGCAAGTAATTTTGTCTTGGCGGCTGCAATGGCTTCTGCGTTGGATAGGGCGGTTCCTGCTGCTGTAGCTAATTTCTTTTCAAATACAGCCTGTCGCAGGAGCTGAATGTTCAACTTCTGTACTGCAGCAGCTGCCATAAGAACAGCTTTATATGTCCCGTATGTTGCGGCAAGCGTTGCGATGGCTTTTCCTACTTCTTCATAGTGCTCGACCAGCCATGATGTCCCTTTAAGCAGTGAACTGATAAGTCCTTCATTCTGCTGGCCTATTTTATTGAACATTCCTGTAAACGCATCACCAAGATTGGATATCTGTCCGGCGATGGTCTTGCTCTGTTCTTCCATCAAGCCTCCGAATTTTCCACCTTCGCTGGTCATCGAAATAATAGCTTTCTGAATCTCCGGGAAGCCTACCTTTCCGGCTTCAACCATTTCTTTTACTTTGTTCTTAGCAATGCCGAATTGCTTCGCCAGCTCGTCAGCCAGTGGGATTCCTCTTCCTATGAATTGATTATAGTCTTGTGTAAAGATGCGGCCTTGCGTCATGGTCGTTCCGTACAAATATACAAGATCACCCAGTGGAATGCTTAAGCCGGATGCTATGTCTCCCAATCGTACAAGCGTCTCGTTAACCTTGTTTGCCTCTAGTCCATAAGCGAGGAGCTGTTTAGCACCTCCGGCTACATCCTTGAGCGCGAATGGTGTTGTCGCAGCTGTGTGTACCATCTGCGCCATGATCGCATCAGCCTGCTTCTTATTTCCAAGCATGGTCTTGAATGCGACCTCCATTTTTTGGAATTCTCCGCGGACGGTTGCTATCTGTGTCCCGTATGATGCGAGCTGCTGAATCGTAAGATAAGCGGCTGTTGCTTTCCCGATGCTGGCTAATGAATTAACGATGCCGTTGCTGTTCTTTGCAATGCTGTTACTTGTTTTGCCAAACGCAGATTCTGCTCTCTTGGCTGCTGCCTCAAACTGCGAAGTATCGAGGCTCATTATATATTGTTCTCTTCCGTCACTCATGCTTTTATTACTTGTTCGTCATCGAAGTCGTTAAATAGTTCCGGATGCTCATTGGCATCCTTAGAATCATCATATATTGGTCTGTCAGCTTTCGCTTCCTCTTCATCTCCATACATTGGCATGGCCCGGCTGTACATTATTGCGTTTACATAGCTAATATCATAAAGGGCTTCCTTGGCTGTTATCCCGAAAATTTTAGCTACTCCGAGAACCGTCGCCCATATCGAGTCATTTATTCCACCTCCCTTGTCGGTTTCAGCATGTTTGCTTCGCTGAGGGAAGTGGTAATGCCGAAAAAATCGCCAATCTCCATGTCCGTTAATCGGGTGATTATTACGTTGAGCATGGTGCTTGGCCTTACATTTTCAAGGATCAACTTAGCCAGTTCCGCTTTCTTGTCGATGGTCTTTGTTTCTTCAATCTTACGCTTTTTAAGGCCGAAGAATCGCTTTTCTTCTTTCTGTGTTGTAATGGTCTGCGTCAGTCCTTTTGCGCCTAAAATAAGCACCGCACATAGTTCTCCGAGCTTTCTGTAGTCCTTAGCGTAATGAAGTACTTTATACAGGACGTCGTTGTCGTCCTTACTGGTAGTTACCACAGGCAGTTCTGCTACAATCTCGGATACGAGTATCAATGTTGCAACCGAAGGAGGAGCTATGTCGTAGACATGCCCATCAATTTCAATGCTGGCCACCTTTCTTTCCAGGATTGCGGCTGCCACCTTGCTCTCTATGCTTATTTGTGTCTCCATCTTACTATATTGTTAGTTTGTGCACCGAGTGGATTCGAACCACTTCTCCAGGCGATGGCCCTGGCGAGCCTCTTTGCTCTTCGGTGCGTATGCAAGTCTAACCTACCGACTTGAAGGGGTGTCTTTCCACTCGCCATAGAAACGAAAAAATCTATATTTGAAGCTGCCACACTTATTGCCAGTCTTTTGCTGCTACTTTGTACTTCGTATAAAGTTCTCCATCTGCGCAGGCTAGAATCTTAAAGGTTATGTCGGCATAATGACCTTCTTCCTCTGAGTATCCTGGTTTGTATGAAACGTGACATTTCCTTGCCTTGATACCTACTGAACCGATGTTCTTCGGCGTCAGCTTTAAAGAGAAATCTCCAATTACTACATTAGTCTTAACCTTCAGCTCGTCGCTGCTCGTTCCACCGACCGTCGCTCCAGTGAGCTCTTTCTCCAAATCAAAAGTTGGCTCTTTAACGCGGGTTGTAATAGAAACAATCGGTTCTCCTTGTTCAAATGCTACAATGACACCTCCCGTTGCTTTTGCTTCGAGGGATTCTCCTTCTTCTGTAGTCATGGAAGTTGATTTATCTGAAATAACCCCAAGTGATTTGAGCGCGGTTGCCATGGCGTCTGATGCGCCTGTCTTTCCGTACTCGATTTTGCACTTACTCCATGACATTACTAATTTTGCTTCTACTGCCATATTGCTAGAATGTTTTTATTTTAAAATCGAATTCTATATTAACAAAGTGCTGATTCGCTCCAGGCACCTCTATTGTCTCCGGTGCTTTCTTTAGTTCGAACCAGTAATCAGCATTTGCTTTACTCAAAGCCTGGAGTGCTCCTTCGCTCAATTCAGCTAATGCTGCAAGTCGTCCCTTGTCGGGGACGTTATTCCCTGTACCGGCATCTATGTCCTTGACATAAATTCGGAGCCTGGCGCGTCCTTCCTGGACCTGCTCTGCTGTCGCTGTAGATACACCGATAACAGCGTCTTCATTTTCTGAATCGTGCGGTCTGCATCCTTCAAGGAAAAAATTCCCGTTTATCTTTCCTTTTAGAAATGCGTCCAGTGCTGCATACATTTCCAGTTCTATCTGTTGAGTCGTTCTTCTTGCCATTGCTCCTTAAATTATTCCGATGCCGATTGCTCTCATTATTTTTGGAATCATCCGTTTTGCGAGTATCTCAGCGGAGTCTAACACGTCGAGGTTCATGGCCTCTACATACTTCGCGTATGGCATGCCGGCTACCATGATGAATACAAGGCCTGTTGGATTCTCTGCAATTACTTGTTCCAGGAATTCTTCGCCTTTCTTCGTCCCATCTGCTCCGTCGCTTATCTGCTCAAAAGTAGATTTATATAATGGCTTCCCGTTATCAAGAATGCAATATCCGATGGAGCTCGCAAGATTGCCTGTTTGGTTCTTATATTTGTGCCAATCCCTTGCTTGCTTGAGCGCTGCTTCACCTACATACAGCAAATTATTAATCATCGCTCTGCGAATCCTTGCCATCTGCTGCTGTATGGCTTTGCGGATATTTCCTCCGGCTGCTTTCTTGATTTCTGCTTTCATACGGAAATTTTTATAGCTCCTACGGCATCGAGGTGTTGGACGTCTTGAACCTGGAAGTCACCTATTACGTTCCCGCGATTATCTGTCAGCCTTACTCTGTCAGCAGTGAAGTTCTGTGTTGTCTCTATATCCAGCAGTATTTCGTATGAAAAACGCGAGAATGTTCCATCTATGTACTTCCCTTTCTTATCGTGGTTGAGCGTCTTGATGTTGCATGGTATCGGTTCTCCTGGAGCGTTCTGTACTTTCTGCGGCAGCCCGTTCTTATCGAATCCTCCACCGGTCTTTTGCATGACCTGCAATGTTCCATTTTCAATTATCATAAGTCCTCGCCTTGATATCCGTATTCCTGTCCATTTAAACTCTCGTCTGTCTCTCCCAATGAATTTAGAATACTTTTTGCTCGCATTCTGAATCTGTTCCTTTCGCTCTCTGAGAAGCTATAGGAAATACCACCCTGGGAAACATTAGGTGCTTCGGAAAGGTACAGGTAGACCTTTGCCTTCGCTCTCTTGAATTCCGCTTTTGTGCGCATCTCCTCCGTTACTTCTCCGTTCGCATCGAGTCCGCATCCAGCGGCGATGTCTTGTAAGGTCGTCGCTGGAATTGGATATCCCGAAATAGATTTTAATGCTTGCAGTACGTTCATGTTATGCCTTTCCTTCGTTCCAGGTTTTATTGGCTACGTTGATGTAACCGAGCGATTTTCTGTTACTCAAGCCAGGCTGGATGTATGCTTCAGCCATTGTCACTTCTTTCATCGGGTTGACCTCTGAATATCGTGTCAGCTTGTAATATGCACCTTGTACTTGGAGCGCTTCTGTATTCTGAACCATGGGCACCGGCTTGTAATAGGTGTAACCAAGGCGCGGCTCCGGAGAAAGAACCACTGAGTGTTCCACCCAGGGCTTAATGATAGTCTCCGTTCCGTCCTTGCCTTGAATGGTCGCATATGTGTCAATTACAAGAATCTGCGGGTTGCCTCCGTTGCGCATGAACCGGTTGATTGAATCAAGCGTAACCATGTCAGAGGTGATGAGCTGCTGCTCATATCGCGGGAACAGCAATTTCGCCGTTGCCTTTTGTCCTTGCAGCCATTCGAAAGCCAATTTTTCCATGATGCAGTACTTGGGAACCTTACCTCCGGCTTTCTTGATTTTGCGTGCCAGCTTGATGATGTCTTCCAGGCCGTTGGCTGTCTCAGTGTTCGGTGTATATTCTTTCTTTGCTGAATCGTAAGTAGCCCATGGAACCTTACACCCTACTTTGTTTTCATCCGGAACCTTGAAGTCGATTTGGTCCTCTGTTACGTTCTCGCCGTCTGTCTCTTCGTTATATACTTGCTTAGATTCTGAACCGATGCGCATGGCGTCGATTTCTACCTTGTAATCCATTGCGTTGTTACAGAAGTCGAGGTCGTTATATACGATGTCCACAAGGTTTCTTGCCTCTGCTGGATTCTCGTTGGCTGCAGCTAACGTCTGCAAGTCCTGGTATTCGTTAACCTCCATCTCGTCCTTTTCGCGGCTTACTGCGAATTTACCAAGTTTCCCGCTCCATGAACCGACCGTCTTGCGGCTCTTGATGGGTGCCTTGGCATTAAAGGCTACGCGATCGGCAGCTACCGGAATTCCTTCGTCTCCTTCAAGACCTTTCAAATCGAACCTGCTGGTGTACTTCAAAGGGAAAAGTTGTTTCCATGCCAGGCCGTTTCCTGGCTTGTATGCGTTGACCTGCGCTTGCATGCCCTGTCTATCAATGTCAAATAATGGTTTATCCATTGCCATGATTTACCTCCTTTAAACAAGTTGAATTGTCGGCAGCAATGCGGCTACCTCGTTGGCGATATTCGCCGTTTCTTTTCTCAGATTTGCTCCGTTAATTAAACGGACCATGGTGTCGCCGTTGTTTGCAGGGATGGTGTTTCCGGTTACAAACTCGGGCTGATAAATAGGCTCTGCAGCACTGGCGTCTTCTGCCTTTGCCTGGTAAAGTGCTGTGCCTACTTTGATAGTAAGTCCTAAGCTGACAGTTACAATGTCTTTATCGGGTTTACTCTCTACTTTCGTGCACTTTACAGCTTTCTTCCCATTTGCGATAAAATCGCCTACTGCGACACCGCTGCCTTTTTCGATTTCAATTGTTGTATCTCCTGCATTTACAGCTTTAACTAGTCTGTAAGCCTTGATGGGTGCCAGCTTGCCGGCTTCATTTCTGCCCACAGCAGTTGTTGCCGGAATATCAAATGGCGAATTTACAACACGTCCACCGCCTGGCTTCTCTGCAAATACTTGCTCAATCCGTACCGGTTCCGGCTTGGCGGATTCGTTGTATATAAAGTTAGTTTCCATAAGCTATTGTGTTTTAGTTTGCAAGGCCTTGGATGGCGGGGTCTTGCTTGTCCGCCTCACTCTGTTGTTTAATTCTCTCGGCAAGAATTGGGTTGATTTCGGGTTCGTTTTTACCTCCGCCTCCTTTGGGGCGTCCTACTACACCACCTTTTGTCTTCCAGTCAGAAGCAATCGCTTCAATGTCCGGTTTGATTTCCTCAATCCATGCGTTAAAGTCATCGTCGTCTTTGAATGTCATCCGCTGGTAATCCTTTGCATAACGCTCTTTTACTTTCTCCGGTGCTTTTGTGAGAATCTCATCGAGGGATGCTTTTCTCTTGTTGGCTGTGCGTTCTCCCTTCACGGATGCCAGTTCTTCCTTTACTGATTTCAGTTCTAGAATCAGGCCTTTTGCCCATTCCGGTTGTCCGTCGTCTGCCTTTGAGCCTTTTCCGTCATTTCTGCCGTCGTGATCCGGTTCGTTTTTGGCATTCCCATTGTCCTTGTCATTGCCTCCGTCTTCACCGGTCAGCTTTATTCCGTCTTTCAGCCCATGTTTCTTTTCGTAGTTACTTACAGCTGTCTTCTGTGCTTCGTCGGCTCGTGCGTCTCCGTAGCTCTCTAGAATTTGCTGGAATTCTACCTTTTCAACCTCTGTGTCGATTTGGTCTTCCTGCTTGATTACTTTAAGCAGCTTGTCGGCCACTCTTCCTAAAATCTTTTCACTGACCCCGGGGAATTTCGTTGCCAGTGCATTGATTATCTTTTGTTTCATATCGATATATAAACTTAGTTTAAGACAAAAATATAAAATTAAAATCCAGTGTTTATTCTACAAGCACTTATTTATATATCTTTAACTTG